TTGCGGATATCGTTCGTGGACTGCATGTCTTTGGTCGTAAGGTTATTCGGTCAAAGGGCTTGCTCGTTGAACACATCTTAATCGATTAAGGAGGGAATTAAAAATGGCTACTTATGATCATACAACCGGTCAAGGTACTGCTGGACATCCCTCTCGTAAAAGGGGTGTTTACGTCCTTGAAAAAACTGTCGATATCGCTGCTGTTTGCACGGCTGGCGGTATCAGTGCGTTAACTGCTGATGATATCATTCAAGCGATTGATATTCCGGCTGAAGTCTATATTCTCCATGCTGGTGCAGAAGTTATTACCGCTCTTAACGGTACTAGCCCTGTTCTTGACATTGACTTTGCTGCAGGTGATGATTTTGTAGATGGGCATGATGCTTCTTCTACTGGTTACGCTGCTGCAGGTTCTAATGGTCATGTGGATTATACGGCTGTTACTACTTTTTCCAATCGTGTTACTGCTACAGATACGCTTGATGTTAAAGTAGGTGCAGGTGCGAATGACGTTTCAACTGGTAAAGTTCGAGTATATGTAATTCTTGCAGATATTTCGGGTGTAGATGAAACTGATCCGCTTCAAGCAGTAACATTCTAAACTGGATTGGGGAGGGACTAGTTCTCTCCCCATTCCTTAACTTTAACTAAGGAGTATGTACTAATGGTTTCTATGACAACTGACCTAAATAATAGGTATTTGCAGGTGCCACAGTATGCAAGCAGCTACGATTTTACGGCTGGAAATGCTCCGTTGATGACTGTTTCTGGTCTTCGTAGGACTGTAGAAGCTATTACAGATTCTACCAAGACTTTGGTTGCAGCAGATTCGGGTAAGATTTTCACTCTAGATCGTGCAGCAGGTATCACTATTACTTTACCCGCTGCTGCTGCAGGATATTTCTTTGACTTTATCGTAACAACTACTTTTACTGGAACTTGGCAGATCGATGCTGCTTCAAGTGCAGATACTTTACAAGGTGGTTGTTGGATTGTAGACAAAGATAATGTAGATAGCCATGTAGCTACCAATGCAGGTGCTACGGTAGGTTGGTCTACTCCTGCTGCTGCTGATCACCAATTCGTCGCAAGTGGAGACACTCTAGGACGTTTTATAGGTAGTCGCTTGACTTATTTAGCTGCAAGCGCTTCTATCTGGATGGTCGATGGTGTTGTATTTGGTGATGGCACTTTAGCACTTCCGTTTACCTAAAATATAATTTAATTATTTAGTACTTGCTATAATAGGAGTACTGTATAGATTTACAGGAGGTTACTATGAATGATTTAAGTAAAATGTTCATTGGTTTTGATCGTATGTTCGATCAAATGTTTTTGAATGTAAATAAAACAACCTATCCACCTTACAACGTGGAAAAAGTAGAAGATAATAAATATAAACTATCAATGGCTGTTGCAGGATTTTCATCTGAAGACTTGACAGTTACTGTAAAGAAGAATACACTAAGTATATGTGCTAACAAACAAGAAAAGAATAATTGTGATTATACATGGAAGGGTATTGCTAATAGAAGTTTTCGTAAAGACTTTTGCTTAGCATCTAACATGGAAATTAAAAACGCTAAATTAAAAGATGGGTTACTGGAGATAGACTTAGAAAAAGTTATTCCAGAAGAAGATAAAGATAAAATAATTACAATTTCAAAGGAGTAAACAATGAAAATACTTTCTGCTATTATTGTAGCTATGGCTATTACATTTACAGCATCTGTAAGTTTTGCGAATCCTAAACAGAGCGGAGTAACTCCAGAACAGGAACATATGGAAATGCTCTACCCAACAGTTCTTGTGCGCCTGGGAAACGGTTCGGGTTCAGGAACAGTAATTTATTCCAAGCAGAATGAACAGCAAAAATATGAAAGTTTTATTCTGACTAACTGGCATGTGATACAGAGCTATGTAAAGCTTTCTAAGGTTTGGGATTCTAAAAAGAAAGAGAAGGTTGAGACTGAGACTAGGCGACCTGTTAATATTGATCTGTGGGAATATAATAACTATTCGACTGCTGTAGGAACTATCGGGCGTTTAGCTCAGATTATGGCCTATGATAAGAGTAGAGATCTAGCACTGTTGAAGGTAGAAGATGAAGAACGTCCTATGCCTTATGTCGCAACTATTTACCCTGAAGATCTTGATGACGGGCCGTGGATTTTCCAAACCGTATATGCGGTAGGAGCTGGTCTTGGGAAACCGCCTTTTCCGACGATGGGACTACTTGCCGGGTATGGTAGGGATCAGGATGGCAATGACCTGTATCTCTCAACCTCCCCGATTATCTACGGCAATAGCGGCGGCTCCTTGTATGTATACTCCCCCCGCAACCACTATGAGTTGATTGGAGTACCAAGTATGGTATCGGCATACGGGTGGGGTTCAGTTGTGTCACATATGGCATGGTCCAGGCCGATCTCTGAAATACGAATCTTCCTTAGAGACAGTTCATATGGCTTTATTTTGGGAGATGAACCCAAAGAAGAAAAAGAAGTCGAGGATAATGACTAGTGATTTACAAAGACCTGTAAGATTAATAAATGCAGCGGTTGATTTAACTTCAACAACTTTAACCAGTATTTATACAGTACCTGCTAAAACTGTATCTATAGTTCGAGAGATATTCATAGCAAATTATAATGCTAGTGCTAGAAATTTGAACTTACAATGGACAGATACTTCTGCTAGTGCAACTTACAGCCTGATACACGATAAACAAATAGCTACTGATGATTATCTAAGACTTGATAATTTAAATATATATCTAGATGCAACAGATATATTAAAAGCCCAAGCTGCTACTGCAGATGCTTTTTATGTATCTGTATTTATCGAAGAATTATTTACACCTATTCTGTAAGGAATAATAATGAATTACCTGACTTTATTTAATAATGTAATGAGAGAGTTAAACGAACCTACTATTACAAGTGGTGCGAGTAGTCAGACAGCTTCTTTTCATGTATTTATTGCAGATACAATAAACAAAGCTATTCGTGATATAGATCTACACCAATTAGAATGGCCTTGGAATTACACTTCTGCTGAATACGCTCTTATACAAGGTAAAGAAACTTATAAACATCCGATTAAACTTACTATAAGCGGAGGTTCTGGAACTTTTAGAAAACACGAACGTATAACAGGAGGAACTTCTTCTGCTGTAGGGGTTGTACAAGTTTCTGAAACTAGTTTTATAGTCGTAGAACCTATATCGGGTACTTTTGAAGCAGAAACTATTACGGGCATTCTTTCTGGTGCTACACGAACTGTAGGAACTGTTGTGTATTCTAGGCATGTAGAATATGATAATATGATTTTAGAACCTAGAAATGTCTTAGAGGGTGGAGAATTTTCAGTTACTACAGATTATAGTAGTTACTGGACTTCACGTTCTAGTAATCCAGCAGGTACAAGTACTTCTGGTACTCCTGCTTTTAGTAATGAACATAACGGTTCTGTAGTTTTAAACGATGGTACTATCGATGCTCAACTGTACGATACAGATGGTAAGACAGATGTAGTAGAGGGAGAAACGTATCGAGTAAATGTTAGGTTTGTATCGGGCGATACAAGTGCTACTACAACTACTCTAAGAGTGTTTGCAGGATCTTCTTCAGATAAGGATTCTGATCTTACAACATCATTTACTACTACTAATTTAGGGTGGGGTAAAACTTACACAACTACTTTTACTCCTTCTACGCAAACTTCCTTTTTAACTCTTTCCAATGAAGCTAGTGAAAATGTACATGTAGATTTTGTAACTTTATCTCTAGATCAAGAAGCTAAAAAGTTAAAGTTTTTAACTTGGGAAGAATATAATTCTAATCATATTGCTTATGATAGTAAGCGTGACCCTAATAGATATGATACACCATCTGTTGTAACTAAAAATTTAAATAATGAATTAGTAATTTCTCCAGTACCTAAGACTGGTGGATATAATTTAAAATTTGATTTTTGGGATGAACCTACAGAATTATCTGCAGATACAAGTACTCCAGATCTACCTGCTAGATATCACGATGTAATAACTTCTAGAGTTAGATATTACGCACATACTTTACGATCAGATTATCAGGCTGCTAGTTTATGTTTACAAGAGTATGAGGATGGTATTAAAAGACTACGCACAGAAAATATAAATACTAACAATTATATAAGGGCTGTATAAATGCCACAAACTTCTTTACAACAACCTTTTCCAGTAGCTTGTGAAGGTGGTTTAATTAAGGATACAAGTGTCTTGGCTATGCCCCCCGGTTCTTGTAAAAAATTAGAAAACTTTGAACCTGCTGTAACTGGTGGATATCGTAGAATAAATGGATTTAGTAAGTATGATTCTAATGAATTATCAGGTTCAGGATCTGTTCTTGGTATACAAATATTAGGTTCTTCTGTTATTGCAGCTAGAGGAGCGCATTTAGAAAAAAGTACAGGCTCCGGTTGGACAAGTATAGTAACAAATAGAACAGATGCTGAAAGATATGATTTTACTAAATACAGGTGGGCTAACACAGAAAAAATAGCAGGTGCAGATGGAGATAATCAAGCTTTTATTTATGACGGTAGTACTTATACACTATTAAGCAGTACTGGAGCACCGTCCGATCCACATACTGTAGAAGAATTTAGAAATCATTTATTTTTTACAGGAGCTAACTCAGGTAATACTAGCCAGATAGATTTTTGTGCTCCTTATTCGGAAAATGATTTTACTCCTGCTAACGGTGCGGGTACTATAGATGTAGGCGATAAAGTAGTAGGTTTAAAAGCTTTTAGAGATCAACTGTATATCTTTTGTGAAAATTCTATATTTAGATTAGCTGGTACATCTATTGCAGATTTTCAGCTTGCACCAATTTCTAGAAATATCGGATGTATAAATAGATTTTCAATTCAAGAAGTAGCTGGTGATATTATATTTTTAGCACCTGATGGTATTCGTACTGTAGCTGCTACTGAAAAAATTGGTGATGTAGAACTTGCAACTATATCTAAAGCTGTGCAAAGTACTTTAACAGCAGCTACAAGTGCAGATATATCTTCTTTGGTTATAAGAGAAAAAACACAATATAGATTATTTTTTCCTACCTCTTCAGCACAAGATGAAATAGCTTCTCCCGGTTTAATTGGAGTTTTAAAAAGACAAGCTGCAGCAGATTTAAATTGGGAGTGGGCTGATATAAGAGGTATAAAACCTTACGTCTGTACTAGTGATTTTATCGGTGATACTGAATATATATTACACGGTGGTTATGACGACGGGTTTGTGTATAGGCAAGAATCTGGAAACGATTTTAATGGAGGAAAGATACCTGCAACATATACTTCACCTGATTTAACTTTGGGTGATCCAGGGATTAGAAAACTTTTAAAAAGAATAAATATAAATTATGAAGCAGAAGGAACTATGACCTTTCAGCTTTCAGCAAGATTTGATTATGAAGATGTTGATATAATTCAACCAGCAGCAATATCTATTAGCGAAGTTGGACTACCCTTGTATGGATCTACTGCCTATGGAAGTGGTTTTTATGGAGGATTTGGTACGCCTATTTTACGTCAACTGATGGTAGGTTCCGGTTTTGCAATAGCAATAAAAATAGCACAAAATACTGCTACAAATAATCCCTTTATAATAAGGGGATTTGAATTAGACGTAGTACCAGGAGGAAGAAGATAATGGGAGCTACTTATACTAGACAAAGTTCATCTACTATTGTAGATG